ACGCTACTATTGGTATCGGACACTTGGTCACAACAAAAGATGAAGAGTTTGGAAAACCTACCGGGACACCGATTACCCTCGAGAGAAGCAGAGAGCTCTTCGATAACGATGTTGACTGTGCCATTAAGGACTGCGAACGACTATTCCCACAATGGCACAATTGGCCAGAAGAGATCCATTTAATTCTTGTTAACATGGCGTTTAACTTGGGAGCGACTAGACTAGCCAAGTTTAAAAATATGCACAATATGTTATCTCAAAGAAAATGGAAAGAAGCCGCAGAAGAAGGTCGTGACTCATTATGGTATCGTCAAGTTACAAATCGTGCAGAAAGATTAATGACTCGACTAGAGAATATCCCTACTCGCCCTCCCTTATCTCGGGAAGATTTTATAGAATAAGTGAAAATCTAAATTGACTTTAATTATCAGTTAGTGTATAATATATACTAACTGGAGGTACTATGAATCTTTTTTATCTCGACGAAAATCTCGACCTTTGTGCCGAGTATCATGTCGACAAGCATATTGTAAAAATGCCGCTAGAATGTGCACAAATACTTTGTACCGCAGTTTGGGTAGACGTACATCTAGGGTTTGTACCCCGGGCTTTAAATAAATCAGAGTCCGACCATCTTAACTCCTTAAAGAAGGAAATTAAACACTTACCGCCTGAGAGCAGACCACTTACTCCATACTTACCCATGATGTACAATCATCCTTGTACTATCTGGGCACGTAGTTCATTGGATAATTATGAGTGGACTCACTGCTATGGCAATGCACTCGGAGAGGAGTATCGTTACAGATATGGCAAGCAACACAAGTCGGTCACAGTCATCAACAATTTGCCCGATATTGTCAAGATGGAGCGACTTGGATTTACCACTTTCGGACTGGCAATGCCGGACGTGCTCAAAGATTATGATAACCCTGTACAGTCTTACCGTGACTATTATCATCTTGACAAAGGCACTTTTGCTAGCTGGTCAGCTAGAGAGCGTCCCCCTTGGTGGGATGACGATCTCGCAGACTACGAAGAGAGGATTACCGCGAAATGAAAGATAGAAGTTATAATCATCTAATACTAGTATCTTCTCGATCTGGATTATCAAAAGTAGACGAAGAGTTTCTAGAATTAGAAAAGCAACAACAAGAGCTAGAACAACAAGCAAAATTAATTGCTGAGATGTATGGAGAGCCAGACGAAGAATGACTAGTTTACAAGACAAAGCTTGGGAACGAGCAATAAACAAAGAGAAACCAAAAGTAGCAAACCCATATGAGTGGGAAGAGTTTTTTAAAATGCTGCAAGAGAAGAAAGAAGAAAAGGACAAAAAATGAAAACAGTAGGATTTTGGATATACGATATGTATAACTACTTTTTCAATCTCAAAGTAAATCCTTTAAGATTTATACCAAGTCCTTACACTCAGTTTATACTTATGTTTTATCTAAGTGTAATGTGGACAGTAATTTTTACACTTGCTGTTGGACAAACTATTTACTTTGGAATCGGAAGTGTAGGCGCACACTTACTAGTAGTAGGTGGATTTTTTATTACTGCGTTGACTTTTTCAGATGCAGAAAAAAATGGTCATTTGTGGGTACAGCGAGCTAAAGTTACCCCAGTAGAAAAGAGGAGATGCGTGTGGGATTTAGAAAAAGAGGGTTAATTTTAGCAGCAATAATTGGACTTACAGGATGTATAGATCATGACTCCAGGCCTCTTACAGTTGCACAAAAGAATTTTATCTCAGAAAGAATTAAGCCTTTTTCAGTAGTAAATGTAACAGGACAAGGCATACTGCAAGTTGCAATGGCGGAAGAGCTTCCTGGCCAAGCAAAATATGCAGGCTGTACAGCATGTCATGGAGCCCAAGGACAAGGAGGACTTGGTCCTGCTCTTGTTGGTAAGTCTCACGAATATTTAATGGGACGACTAAAAGCATACAAAGCAGGAGAAACAGTAGGAGCTCAAAGTTCTATGATGTGGACACAAGCCTCTATGCTTTCCGATAAAGATATTCATGAAATTGTAGTTTACATAGAAACATTATGAGCGAAATAGTAATGTGGGCACTTATAGTACCCGGAGCTTTTTTAGTTCAAGGCATACTTATAGCCTTGGTAATGGTATGGGCATCAGATGAAAAAGAATAGTACATATGAAATTGTAGAAGTATTCTATGCTGAAAATGAAAAACAGTATAGAGTAGTACAAAAGAAACCTAATGGACAAATACAAGATGTAGCACGACTTACTAGTAGAGAAAAAGCACAGTACTACATAGACGTTCGCACACAACAAGAAGCACCGGAGCATAATCAATGGTAGCCAAAAAATATAATAGTAAATGGTTTAATGTGTATCATCCTCCCCACTACAAAGCTCATCCTAGTGGAGTTGAGTGTATTGAAATTACAGAGCATATGAGTTTTTGTCTCGGAAATGCGATGAAATACATATGGAGAGCAGGCATAAAAACAGATGATCCTGTGCATGATTTAAGCAAGGCAGTATGGTATATAAATAGGGAGATAGCAAAAATTGAGAAGGCTCAAGAAAAAAGAACACGAGAACTTGTCCGATACGAATATACGGAAAGTAATCAGTCTTCTCCGTGGAGACAAACCAATTTCCAAAAAGGAGGCGTGTTCAACTCTGAATATAGCGTACAATACAACACGCCTACAGAACATAATTGATGACTTCGAAGAAACACAAGCATATCGTGAAAAAAGAAAATCGCAAAACAAAGGTAAAGCTGCCACCCAAGACGAAATGGCTGATGCGATTGAATCGTACTTATCTGGGAGTCCAATCTCAGAAATCGCAGCGGGGTTGTACAGATCGTCAGGGTTTGTTAAAGCAATTATTGAAAGAGTGGGAGTTCCTCAAAAAGGAGAAGGGGTGTATGATATTTTACCCGAACAGTGCGTGGCTGAATCCTTCGAAGAAGGAGAAGTAATTTGGTCTGCCAAGTATCATAGCCCTGCGATTATAAAAAAAGAATGTACGAACATCGACTATGAAGAAAAGTATGAAAGTAAGTGCTATAACATTTGGATAATTGAAAAAATTAGCGATGATTATAGTGAACGATGGAGCACCTCTCTTGGTGCTGGGTTTACCGCCAGCCAACTTGCATACGATTTGGGAAAGCTAACACACCTTCAAGAATATGGAGTCAACCTTAGTCGAATTTAAACAAGAGAGAAATCCTTATATGTCAAACAAAAGGTATACAGATGAACAAAAGCTTTGGTATGTTACAAATATTGTTGAAGTCGGAATACCCCCAACAAGTAAAAAAGCTTTAGAAATTTTAGAAAATGAATGGGGTAAAGCTCCCACTAAATCAACTTTACAATATTGGGTAAATCCAGGAGAAAAAGATAGATTACAAAAAAGAACCCAAAAGTATAGAAAAGAAAATATAAATATTATAGTAGGTAAGCGCTTAGAAGTTTACAGAAAGCATACAAAGCCAATAAGTATCGAAGTACCTATTGCAAAAAATGCGCGAACCAGAAACCGGGGTTTAAAGGAATCATTTTTGTGGACTATTAATAACAGAATTACACGCTTTCACGCAAAAGGATTAAAAGAAGTGACTAAATTACCTATAAAGGAATGTACATTTTTAAGTAAAGATGCTTTAAATTTTTGGAAACACTCCCAAGGCTATAATCCAGATACTCATGATATTAGATGCCATGTCTGTGGAGATATATTAAACATGATACATGATACATGGCACATGGATCACATTGACCCAAATGCAGGAAATACCTTAGAAAATTGTTCTGTTACTCACTCCGTATGCAATCAATTTAAAACCGCACTCAAAATGGAAGAATTAATAGCCTTATCCCAAAAAGTAATAAACTATCACGTATCTAAAAATATTTCTTGACTTTCACTTCATATACAAGTATAATATCTGTATGAAAAGTCGAGGAAACCAATGGGCGACCGATTTTATTTAGCACAATTAGCGGCTACAGGAAACTGTCCTGGAGCTACCATATCACAACGAAGAAGGAAACGAAAAATGGCGTGGACTGACGAAAAGAAAGCAGAGGTTGTAGAAGCATATACCGCCGCTGACCCAACTCCAGAAAACAGCATGGAGATCGTCTCAGATATTGCAGAAGAGTTTGAAGAGTCACCCAATGGTGTACGAATGATTCTTACCAAAGCAGGAGTATATGTAAAAAAGACTCCGGCCTCTGGTTCAAAGACTTCTACATCTAGCACTGGGGGTGGTCGAGTATCAAAAGCGGCTGCTATCTCAGAGCTATCACAAGTAATTCACGATGCTGGTCAAACAGTAGATGAAGAGATTCTTGACAAACTTACAGGCAAGGCTGCTGTATATTTTACTGGTGTATTGAAGGGTATTAGTTCATAAAGTTTTGCTTCTAAGATGATGAGGACAGCAGAAAATTCTGCCAACCCGCTTCTTAGGAGCACTTGTGAAAAAAGAAGAACTAGCACGACTCGTAAATGAGTATGGTGACGCGGTAATAAGTTACCGAAGTGAAAATAGTGGCAAACTAAAGTATAATGTTTGCACTCTAGACTTCTCTACCTCTTACATCCAAAACAAAAGAAATAGGGCAAAAGAGTCTGACGGTACTCTTTTGCTTTTTTGTTGGGATACTGATTCATACCGATTATTAAAACCACGAAATGTAACGAGTGTTGTACCTCTAGCTTCCGTGCTAAAAAACGGAGACTAATATGGAACTGCATGAGTCACCAGAGCTATATGAAAGAATTATTCATGAAAATGAAGAAAAAGGTTTTCAGATACGACTTACAGTAAGTACCTTTCGTGGTATAGAATATTTACATTTGCGAAAATATTATATGAGCTATGATGAAGAGTGGTGTCCCACTCCTGATGGAATTGCTTTCCCTCTTGATTTTAGTAATAGTAGAGAACTTTTCTCGGGATTAGTAGAGATATTAAGCTTGGCAGAAAGTAAAGAAATCATAGAAGAACATTTTTCTGATCTAATCCAGGACGTTTATATAAAATAGTTCTTGACTTTTCTTTCTTCTTTCTGTATAATATATGTTCTGAGTGGGAGAACGTATGAAAGATTTTTTTGAAAAGTGTGAAGCTGCGTACTTCTCGGGCTACCCGATGATATCGGACGAAGAGTATGATGCGCTAGTAAAAAAGTACAACTATAATCGTATCGGGCATACTGTAACTGATGGTGTGCCTCATGCGATTAAAATGTATTCCCTTCAAAAGTATTTTTCTTTAGACGAAGCCCCTTCTGACTTATGGAACTATGTAGTTAGTCCTAAGTTTGACGGGGCTGCTGTGTCTATACTATATGTAAATGGACACTTCGCACTTGGTTTGACACGGGGGGACGGTAATCTTGGCCGAGATATATCGAACAAACTAGAAACACTTGTACCTGATACTATCGCTCTGAAAGGCGAAGTATTTATTACTGGTGAAGTAGTTTGCCCCTTGACTGTTCCAAATGCTCGTAATGTTGCATCGGGGTCATTGAATCTAAAAGATATGGAGGAGTTTTGTACTCGTCCACTGACTTTCGTGGCCTATGATATACAGGGTGAACCTTTCACCAAGTATAGCGGCGCATTACAGTGTTTGACCCTGAATGGTTTTAATGTTGTAACAGACTTCGACGATAGTCTATTTCCTACTGATGGAATGGTGTATCGCCTGGACGACAACAAAACTTTTCGTGAAATGGGGTATACAGCTCATCACCCTCGCGGTGCCTTTGCTCTAAAAGAGCAGAAGGAGGGGAGCATTACAGAATTACTCGATGTTGTGTGGCAAGTAGGGAAGTCGGGAGTAGTCAGCCCCGTCGCTATACTTGATCCAGTCGAAGTAGAAGGTGCCATTGTGGGCAGGGCAACTCTACACAATATCGAGTACATTCGCTCTTTAGAACTAGAGATAGGCTGTGACGTAGAAGTTATACGAAGTGGTGATATTATTCCGCGAATCGTTCGCAGAGTAGACCTGCCGAAAAATAGTTCTTGACTTTTAACTCACTTTTTCGTATAATATATTTTACATTTTCGGAGTACACTAAATGCTGAGAGAAATTCTGCCACCTACGGAATGTCCTTCCTGTGGTACTGGACTTACTGTTGTCAATGATTTGTTATATTGTTACAATAAACAGTGCACAGCGCAGAAGCAGAAGAGTATTGAGCATTTTGCAAAAACTCTGAAGATTAAAGGGCTCGGCCCTGCAACAATAGAGAAGTTAGAGATAACTGATTTTGATCAAGTTTATCTATATGATGAGTATTTACTCTGTGAAAGGCTGGGCGATAAGCTCGGCACAAAGTTATACGCAGAGATTCAAAATTCTACTTCAGCTCCTCTTGATATGGTTTTACCTGCTTTTGGTATTCCATTGATCGGAAGAACGGCAACGAAGAAGCTGTCTGAGACTGTGCAATCTATTACTGAAATTACACCAGACACTTGTGAGCGTGCCGGATTAGGCCCAAAAGCAACAGAGAGTTTATGTAACTGGTTAGATGAAGAATTCTATTGTTTCTATGATGGATGTTTACCATTTGACATGAAGTTTTTACGCAATGTTATATTACCTCTACATCAAACGGAAGGCGTAGTTTGTATTAGCGGACGTTTGAAGAGTTTCAAAACGAAAGCTGAAGCCGCAGAACGTTTGGCAGTTCTCGGATATAAAGTCCGAGAGAGACTCGTAAAAGATGTGACGATTCTTGTGAATGAAAGTGGTATTGAATCGTCAAAAACTAAACAAGCCAGAGACTCTGGCGTTGAAATTATAACGGATTTACAATCCTATTTGGAGAAAAAATATGGCACTTCCCAAGTGGACGGATGAGCGTACTGAAGCGCTCACCAGTTTTGTCGGAGGCGAAAGCCCCGTATCCCAAGCGACTGTTGCAGAAGCAGCAGATCAGCTTGAAACCTCTACTCGTTCTATCTCTAGCAAGCTGCGAAAGATGGGCTATGATGTAGAGTTGGCTTCTGCTGCTTCTGGTAAGTCTTTTACCGAAGATCAAGAAGCTACCCTCTCCGCCTTTGTTACTGACAATTCTGGTCAGTACACTTATGCTCAAATCGCTGAGCATTTCGAAGGCGGCTCTTTCTCACCTAAGTCTATTCAGGGTAAGATCCTGAGTATGGAGCTGACTGACCATGTTAAGCCTGCTCCCAAGGTAGAAAGCGTTCGTACCTACACACCCGAAGAAGAAGCAACTTTTGTTTCAATGGTAAATGATGGTGCCTTTGTAGAGGCAATCGCTGAAGCTCTTGGCCGTACGGTCAATAGTATTCGTGGAAAGGCTTTGAGCCTTCTGCGTTCTGGTGATATTGATGCCATTCCTCGCCAAGAGAATACAAAAGGCTCTTCAAATGCAGATCCTCTTGCTGATTTGGATGTTTCAGATATGACTGTTGAAGCCATTGCTGAATCTATCGGTAAGACTGCTCGTGGCGTTAAAACTATGCTTACACGGCGTGGTTTGACTGCTGCTGATTATGATGGTGCTGCAAAAGCTGCAAAGGCTCAGTAAAATCATTTGATGTAGGCGGCTGGCCCTCTTTGAGGGCTGGCCTTTTTATGTTCGGGGGAACAATTGAATATTTCCAGTGCTTTAATAAAGCAATGTATTTTTCTGCGTGATTTTGAAACGTGGACTTATCTGCGTAAAGAATATTTACCCAGTGAATACTACTTGCTTTATGATCATATAGATAAGCACTGTGAAAAACATCATGAGTTTCCTTCGTTCGATGATCTTAAATTAAGTATTCGTCACGGACTTACCAGAGATAAAGTATTTGCCATTGAAAGTATCGATATTGAAATTGATGCTCCTACACTTCTTGAATATTTAAAAAATGAATATGCTCAAAAAGAGATACTTAACTCTCTTGATAAGTATATTGATAACTCAGTACTGTTTGCTGATGCAGAAGAATCAGTAAATGAACTACATCAAATTGTTATTGATATAGAGGACAAAGTAGACCTGGAACCTCCGCAAGAGAGTATGCAGCATATTGAATTGTTTGAAAATGAAGAAGATATAGCAAAGTATTTACCTCTGGGTCTTAATAGAGATTATGATAATGAAATTACTTTCAGTCCCAGAGATTTAGTTCTCATCGGAGGAAAGAGAGGGCAGGGTAAGTCATTAACTTGCTCTAACATTGCGAATAATGTTGTTGAATCTGGCCGTTCAGCTATCTATTTTACTATTGAAATGGATAGTCGCTCAATACTACAAAGGTGTTGCGGGATTGCTACTGGTATACCTCAAGCTCGTTTACGATCAAAAAATTTGACTGTAGATGAGTGGGAACGAGTATCCACATGGTGGGCTGCTCGATATGATCGTGGCTTAGAAAGATTGGAAGAATACAAAGAACATCGTAATTTTCACGACTTACATCATAAACTTCGTACCGAGCATGAGCTTCTCCCGACTCAGCAGCTCGATGTTGTTTATGATCCTAGTTTAACTCTAGCCAAAATAAGAGCAGAGTTAGACAAAAAAGTTGGAAAAATTAATGCTGGTGTAATTATTGTAGACTATATCAATCAAGTTCGAAAGTCACATCTTCCTTCACGAGGAGGACAGTACGACTGGACGGAACAGATTGAAGTAAGTAAAGCACTTAAATCTATGGCTCAAGAATATGACTGCACTGTTGTTTCTCCGTATCAAACTGATGCTACGGGTGAAGCCAGGTTTGCAAAGGGTATTCTTGATGCCGCAGATGCTGCTTTCGCTTTAGAATCTTGGGATCAAGAAGACCAGTGTCTTACGTTTAATTGTGTAAAAATGAGATCTGCAAGTATGAAGAACTTTACTTCTACTATGGATTGGGAGACTTTAAAGATAGGTCCTCTCTCCGCTCTTACTCCGAAAGAAAGAGATGCAGAAGCTGAAAAAAGCGACGAAGACATTCACGACCTCTGATAAAAATAATACTTGACACTCTCGTTGATTTGTAGTATAATATATACTCAATTCACGGGAGTTTTTTATATGGGGATTTTTTATGGATCGTTACGCCATGATGTTACCGGAAGAAAGAAGAGTGGTAATCGCAGAAAAGCTAAGGCTTTCTCGAGAGGGAGTGTATCTAACACTCAACGAGTTAATTTCCGCAGGAGTATGCCTGAGTACCCCTCGCATACCGATACAGTTGGAGTTGCCGCTAGGGTGGAACCTCAGCAGTACACAGGAACCCTTGTTAAGGGTATTGGAACCATGCACAAGTCAAATGCAGTTCCAATCATAAACGAACAAGAGATGAAAGATATTGCAAGAATGAGAAGATAATGCTTGCATATGTATTATGGCATTTATTTGGATGGGAGAAAACTGACATGCAAGAACATCTGATTGTAGATCCTGATATATGTCCCAACTGTGGAGAACATATGATAGGAGACGGCTACACGCTTCCTTACCATTGTCCTAATGCATACGAAGAAGATTGGTGGTATGAGCCACCCGACAGTGGACCTTGGTTTTGTAATTTAAATGAAGACTATGATGAGCCTACTGAAATCGATGAGTGGGCAAGTTATGATCCGGACTGCTAATGAACGTAGAAGAATTATTAATATCTAAAAATATATCTTATATTCCTAAAGGAAAAGACTATGTTGTTCGATGTTTAAATCCTGAACACGAAGATCGTAATCCTAGTATGAGAATAGACCAAATTACAGGAGTTTTTAACTGTTTTTCCTGCGAATATAAAGGTAGTCTATTTAAGTATTTTGGCGAAAAAGCAAATAAAATGGAACAAAGGCGGCAGCTTATCAAAAAGAAAATACAAGAAAAGAGACTAGAAGGAATTGGTTTATCAATGCCAGAAGGGTATGCTCCGTATGTAGGAAACTGGAGAAATATACGACCAGAAACTTATAGAGCTTTTGATGCTTTTATACACTCTGGAAAAGATTTTAACGGAAGAATATGCTTCCCAATACGAGATAGGTCAGGTAGAATAATAGCATATCAATCAAGAACAACTACGGATCAAACTCCTAAATATTTATTTAGTCCTCCCGGGGCTAAACTACCTTTATATCCAATAGTAGAGCCTATAGCTTCAAGTATAATTTTAGTTGAAGGTATTTTTGATGTTTTAAATTTACATGACAAGGGATTAGTAAATACAGTATGTTGTTTTGGAGTAAAAAATGTAACAATAGAAAAGTTACAAGTACTATCAGTCCAAGGCATAGAAAGAATAGATATATTTTTAGATAATGATGATGCAGGTCAGAAAGGCGCAGAAACAATAAAAAATCTATGTGAAGAAGTAGATCTAAGTACAAGAAACATAGCTTTTGGAGATAAATATATAGATGCGGGTTCATTATCTCAAAAACAAGTAGACAACTTAAGGGATAAATTATATGGCTAAAGTAGCTTTAGTTGAAAAACAGCCTAGCAAAATAAAATATGAACAATATTTTGATTTTGATTTCGATAAGTATCAGTTATGTTCCGATCCTACAGTAAAAAGAATCTTAAAAAGAGATACTGATATTGAAATTGATACAGAGTCTTATGATTGGCTAGTATTAGTAGGGTCTGAACCTGTTAAACATTTTACTAGTGTAAGCTCAGTTACAGATTACTCTGGTAAAAAAGTAGACAGCAAGTTTTTGCCTGTCATAAGTCCTGCTATGCTTGCGTTCAAACCAGAAGCAAAGAAAGCTTGGGATGAAAGCGTAGAAAGTATCCATGGGTATATATCTGGAGAAATAGAAGATGTCATTATTACAAAAGATATCGCGTTTGGAATACAAGATACAGAGGTTGCGAATGAATTTCTTCGCGCCGCACTTAAGGACAAGCACCCCTACGTGGCTCTTGATTCCGAGACAACTGGTCTCTATCCTCGTGACGGTTACATGCTCGGCATTAGTCTTAGTTACAATGGTACTATGGGCGCTTATATTGATACTGACTGCTTTGATGAAACTACCGAGCAACTTTTACAAGAAATATTTAATAAGAAAACAGTAGTATTTCATAATGCTAAATTCGATATGGCTTTCTTTGAGTATCATTTTCACTTTAAGTTCCCAAGTTTCGAAGATACCATGCTTCTACATTATCTTGTAGATGAGAATCCTGGAGGACACGGGCTAAAACAACTTGCTATTAAGCATACTCAGTATGGTGATTACGAAAAACCAATGTATGATTGGATAGATCAATATAGAAAAGAACATGGAGTTCTAAAAGATCAATTTACATGGGACAGTATTCCTTTTGATATAATGAAAACTTATGCAGCTATGGATGCTGTAGTAACATTTATACTTTATGAAAAATTATTAGTAGTAAAGAGCAATGAAAAATTAAGAAAAGTTTATGATGAAATTTTAATTCCAGGTACTCGCTTCCTTATAGATACTCAAGATAATGGAGTTCCCTTTGATCGTACCCGTTTGCTAGTAGCACAAGAAGCCATGCAAAATGATATTGACAAAGCAATAGCAACTTTATATGAAAATGATAAGATAAGGAGGTTTGAAGAACTTAATGGTAAATCTTTTAATCCTAATAGCACTGTGCAGTTGCGTAGCCTATTATTTGATTACCTTGGCTTGGCGCCTACTGGAAAAAAGACAGGAACGGGTGCAAACTCTACTGATGCGGAAGTGCTCAAGGAACTCAGCCTTCAATCACCAGTACCGCAACTTATCTTGGATATACGACAAAAATCTAAAATCAAGAATACTTATCTTGACAAGATTATACCTCAGTTGGACAGAGATTCTCATCTTCGCACAGGGTTTAATCTTCATGGTACTACTTCTGGTCGTCTTAGCTCTAGTGGTAAACTTAATATGCAGCAGCTTCCTAGGGATAACCCTACTGTAAAAGGCTGTATTAAAGCTCTTCCGGGGCATAAAATTGTTGCCATGGATTTAACAACTGCAGAAGTATATGTTGCTGCTGTACTTGCAAATGATACTGCTTTAATGGATGTATTTAGACAGGGAGGCAATTTTCATAGCACAATTGCACATAAAGTTTTTAGGCTTCCTTGCGCTGTAGAAGATGTAGCAGAATTATATTCTGATCGAAGACAAGCTGCCAAAGCTGTTACTTTTGGAATTATGTATGGTGCTGGGCCAGCAAAAATTAGTGAACAAGTTACAAAAGATAGTGGAAAATATTTTTCCAAGAATGAAGCCTCTGAAGTAATCAATGATTATTTTGGGGCTTTTCATAAGCTAAAAGCATGGATAGAAAGGAATCAAAAATTTATTTTAACAAATGGCTTCACTTACAGTCATTTTGGCAGAAAAAGGAGGCTTCCGAATGTTAAAAGTAAAGATCAAGGTATTCGAAGTCATAGCGTTAGGTCTGGTCTTAATTTCTTGGTGCAGTCTGCTGCTAGTGATATTAACCTTCTTGGAGCCATCGATATGGGAGAGTTCATAAAAAATCAAAATATGAAGTCAAAAATATTTGCTCTAGTACATGACTCTATTTTAGCAGAAGTACCTGATAATGAAATAGATTTTTATTGTCAAATATTAAAAAAGTTAATACAAAAAGATAGAGGTATTTATATCTCAGGAGCACCTGTAGGTTGCGATTTTGATATTGGTGATGACTATTCTATGGGCAAGTTTGAAAAACTATATGGCGTTAACATATAAGGATATAGGCATGGTAAGATTTCCTGTCTATGCAGTTTCTTCTGGGGACTGGTATGGGCAGGATGGCTTATTATTTTTAGAAAATAAAATACTAGATGATAAAAATATGAAAGGAACTAGTCTAGGAATGAGAAGATTACAAACTCCACATAAAAATTTATACCCCTTAAGGCATCAATTGGATAATTTAAGAGGTATAATAAAGTCTAGTAAAAAAACTTTTATAGACAGTAACGGAGCAATTTTCAATTATATTAAAACAGAGTTTTTGTCCTTAAAATATTACAAAATTGAAAAGGTAGAGAAGTTAAAAAAAGTTACAAGATTGAGAATAGAAAGAGTAAAAAAACCATTTATAGTACCAAGACCTCCTGCCCCTGAGATACAGTATGTAGGATTATTACACTACGGCATACGACCTTGGATGTTGTATGAATATTCAGAAACTAAACTTAAAGACACTAGAAGGAAAGTATGAAACTCTCACAAAGATTAGATATATTAGTTTTATTTTTACTATGCTTGTATGTACTTACGGGCTGCACAACAGCAGAAGTTTTAGATACAATGTCCAAATTCAATCAAAATAAACCCCTCTTTAGTCCTTCTGGTTGCCGAGAAGATGAAGTTCTTTGGTGTGAAGGGCATGATAGAAAATCCGCAGATTGTATATGTGTTGATAGGGGCACAATGGAAAGACAATTACAGCAACTAAAAAGATTCTAAAATGAAAGCTGTTCTCAGCAATCGTATTTATATGGATGCAAATTTGGAACTTCGAGAGAAGTTATCCAAAGAACTAACATATGTAATACCTTCGCAAAACCCAAATGATCCTCCTGTAGTTATTAAGAATCTACAGCGGGTGCGCGACAATCTGGTATCTATACCAATTGGTCGTATTGATTTAATTCCGGAAGGCTATGAAATTATCGACAAAAGAATGCGTATTGATGCTGACTTTCCTGATTTTCGCTACGATCTCAGGGAAAGTCAACGAGCCGTTTACGAAGAATTCAATGACAATGCTATCATCAATGCATGGGTCAGCTGGGGCAAGACCTTTACAGGGCTCGCACTTGCCGGAAAATTACGACAGAAAACGTTAATTGTTACACATACAGTTCCACTACGAAATCAGTGGGCAAAAGAAGTAGAGAAAGTATATGGATTTACTCCAGGAATCATTGGTAGTGGTAATTTTGACCTGGGCCCTTCTGTGGTTATTGGTAACACACAGACGCTCTACAGAAAACTCACTGAAATTCGCAAAGCGTTTGGAACCATCATTCTTGATGAAATGCACCACGTCTCCTCACCCACTTTTTCGCGAATTATTGATAATAGTCATGCGCGTTACAAAGTGGGACTCAGCGGAACGATTGAAAGAAAAGACGGCAAGCACGTGGTATTTCGAGACTATTTCGGAAATAAAATATTTAAACCCCCGAAAGAAAACTTTATGACTCCAAGTATTGATATTTACCGTTCAGAAGTACGCTTCATGGACGGAGCAAACATTCCATGGGCAAATCGCGTCAATAATCTCGCGAATAATGAAGAATATGTTCACAGTGTTTCGTTGCTTGCATCCTACTATGCAGCACGAGGACATAAAGTGCTCGTTGTATCAGATCGAGTACATTTTTTAAAAAATTGCGCTTCGCTAGTAGGGAACAAAGCGATTTGTGTGACTGGGGAAGTTCCTCACGAAGAACGCGAAGTTCTGATTGACGAGATAAACTATGGAAATAAAGAAATACTTTTTGGCACTCAAGCAATTTTTAGTGAAGGCATTTCAGTCAATTCCCTGTCTGTCCTTATACTCGGTACGCCCATTAACAATGAACCCCTCCTTACCCAGCTTATCGGAAGAGTCATTCGAGAGCAAGAAGGGAAACGAGATCCAGTAATTGTTGATATTCATTTAAAAGGTAAAACTGCAACTCGTCAAGCTTCAAATCGTATGGGCTACTACATGAAACAAGGCTACTCTGTGAAAGAGCTTGGAGCCGCAAAAAATAGTTCTTGACATTTACTTCAAATGCGTGTATAATATATGATCTTATATAACTGGCAAAAAATATTTGAGATTTCGGAATCGAATCCTTTTACTATATTTATTATTTTTCGTATGCTAACAGCAGGTCTGATTCCTGATAATAAATACGATAAATTATATGAATTTAGCAAAGCTAACTTTTCTGGTGATTCTTTTATGCTTCACCCTGATATTCTTTTGTTCAATGCATATAAGTATGAGTACAGTGATATAGCCCAGTATATCGCTTTGTGCTCTTTACGTCCGTTATCGGACTATCAAGCAACTGGGAAAATAGATCTAAGTCTAGAAGAAGTAGATATAGATCCCAACCTTTTTAAAGATAACAGTCTACTTCGTATTGAAGATGATATAATTCATTTTATATACGAAGAAGTCCCAAAGGAGAAACTACACTAATGGCACTATCATTTAACAAAGCCGCTGGAAGCGCTAAAAAGTCCAGCATTACATCTTTTTCTTATCGCGATGGTGATAATACAGTTCGTCTCGTAGGAGATGTACTCGCACGATATGTATATTGGCTAGAGGGTAAGAACGGTAAGAACATTCCTTTTGAATGCCTTTCGTTTGATCGCAATGAAGAGAAATTTAACAATATGGAAAAAGATTGGGTACGAGAGTACTATCCTGATCTCAAGTGTGGCTGGAGCTATGCAATGCAATGTCTTGACCAAGGAGAAGTCAAAGTCATCAATCTGAAAAAGAAGCTCTTTGAAGCAATTCTTACAGCAGCCGAAGACTTGGGCGATCCTACAGATCCAGAAACTGGCTGGGATGTTAAGTTCAAGCGAGTAAAAACTGGACCTCTTGCATACAATGTAGAGTACCAACTCCAAGTCTTGAAGTGCAAGCAACGTGCACTCAGTGAAGAAGAAATGGAAGCAGTTGCTGAGCTAAAGTCTATGGATGATGTTATGCCTCGTCCTACTCCTGATGCTCAAAAGAAGTTACTCGATGAGATTCGAGAAGAGACAGCAGATGTCGACGAGAGTATAGAAGAAGAGTTTGCTTTGTCATGATTCTATTTACGGCAGACTGGCATCTAAAGCTAGGTCAAAAAAATGTGCCCAAAGAATGGGCACTTAATCGCTATAAATTATTTTTCGAGCAAGTACATTCGCTTGAAAGCCAATGCAATATGCACATTATTGGAGGAGACCTTTTTGACCGTCTGCCAAACATGGAAGAACTGGAACTTTACTTTTCGTTTATTCGGGAAGTAAAAGTTCCTACTCTTATTTATGACGGCAATCATGAAGCTACAAAGAAAAACAAAACATTCTTTACTCAGCTAAAACAAGTAAGTAGAGATATAAACCCATTAGTAAAAATTGCGGATATTTCATACTATGATTCTGATATTGGTTTCAGTGTTCTTCCTTATGCCGAGTTACATCGAGAACGAAGCATTGAAAAATTTATACCAACAGCACCACTCTTTACTCATGTACGAGGAGAAATACCTCCACACGTTAAACCAGAGGTTGACTTAGACAGATTTGAGGATTTTCCCATAGTATTTGCAGGAGACTTACACGCACATAGTAATTCACAAAAAAATATAGTTTACCCCGGGAGTCCTATGACTACATCTTTTCATAGGACTGAAGTTAAAACGGGGTATATTTTAATTAACCCCGATGATTGGAGTTGGATGTGGGATGCTTTCGAATTACCGCAGTTGATACGAAAAACCGTCGTGGACCCAGAAGAGATGTTACCTACAGATTATCACCATACTATCTACGAGCTAGAAGGCGATATGCAAGAGTTAGCAAATGTAAAAAACAATGAGTTGTTAGATAAAAAAGTAATAAAACGTAATAATGAAGCTACGTTAATTATTAATAAAGACATGACAATTCAAGAAGAGTTGATAGAGTATTTAACTTATATCCTAGAAATATCCGAAGATAGAATACCAAAAATAGCAGGTATATTCAATGATTACGCTACAAAAATTGAAATGGAGTAACTGTTTTAGTTATGGGCCAGAGAACGAATTAGATTTAAGCAGCAACATTGTAACTCAGCTTGTAGGAACTAATGGAATGGGAAAATCTTCTATTCCTCTTATTATAGAAGAAGCCTTATACAATAAAAATTCTAAGGGAATTAAAAAAGCAGACATACCTAATAGATATGTAAAAGAAGGTTACAGTATACATTTAACCTTTGTAAAGGATAAAAAACAATATGAGGTACGCATTGAAAGAAAAAGTAGTATTAAACTTCGACTCCTCGAAGATGGAGAAGATATCAGTTCACACACGGCAACCAATACCTATAAGACACTACAAGATATTATCGGTATTGATTTCAAAACATTCTCCCAGTTGGTATACCAAAACACTAATAGCAGCTTACAATTTCTTACTGCAACCGATACGAATAGAAAAAAATTCTTAATCGATCTTCTTCATCTAGACCACTATGTAAAATTATTTGAAGTTTTTAAAGAAGAATCAAGAAAGACTTCTATTACTTTATCTTCTGTTGAGGCTAAGATAGCAACAATAGAAAAATGGTTGCAAGATAATAAATTGAGCGATACCAATATAGTGCCACTCGAAAAAATTTCAATTGACACATCAGAAGACGAAAAACAATGCGCTGAAATATCATTAGAATTAAAAAATATTTCGGAAAAAAATAAAAAAATTAACCAAAACAATACCTATAAAGAAATGCTGAGTAAGATAGACTTGCAAAAAGCACAATCTTGTACTATATCTGAAAAACAGTCTTATGATAAGTTACAGTCTGAATTAGGCAGTCTTCGCGGGGTCGTAACGGGGTCAAAGAAACTATTGGCAAAGCTAGAAAAGCTAGGAGATCATTGCCCCACCTGTGAGCAGGAGGTAGATCCCGGGTTTAAGCAGTCTCTAATAGATGCAGAAACAAAAAAGATCGCAGAAAATAGAAGAGAAGAATATGAAATTGAAGGAAGAATATCAAAAATTAAACGAGCTAATGCCGAATATGACAGTGCCAGAAAGATTGAAAGAGAGTGGAAAGAAATTTATCGAAGTATTGACCGAACTCTGCCAGTGGCCCTCTTGGACAAAGAAAAGCTTGAAGGCCGCTTGGGAAGAGTACGAGCTGACTTGGTTCAAGCACAAAAGCAGTTGGAAGAGACAGCAAGAAATAATGAAAAGATCACAAGACGTAACACAAGAATTCAAGTCATCCTTGAACAAACAGAAGAATTTGAAAAGCAATTAAAAGAAATAGAAATAACACTAAAGGCACAGCAAGAAATCGCAAGTAATTTAGAAGTTCTTAAAAAAGCCTTTAGTACAAACGGATTAATTGCATATAAAATAGAAAATCTTGTAAAAGATTTAGAAGAACTTACAAATCATTATCTTGGAGAACTATCAGATGGACGTTTTACTCTTGAGTTTGTGGTTAATAACGATAAGCTTAATGTCCAGATCACTGATAATGGTAATATTGTGGATATCTTGGCTTTGTCTAGCGGGGAGCTTGCTCGTGTTAACACTGCAACACTTATTGCAATTCGTAAATTAATGAGTAGTATCTCTAAGTCTAAAATAAATATTTTATTTCTTGACGAAGTTATAGCAGTTCTTGATGATGCAGGAAGAGAAAAATTAGTAGAAGTACTATTAAAGGAAGATTTAAACACTTATGTTGTTAGTCATGGGTGGACACACCCTTTACTAGAAAAAATAGAAGTTGTTAAATCCGGAAATATATCGAGGTTAGAATGAACGAAGATGAAGGTATGACACTTACTACAGGGCATCTTATGATAGAAAACATGAAAGACTACCTATTAGGAAAGTGTAAATATCATGAAACAAATGTTAAAATTTACTTTTTAAATCCTGTCGGTATCGGAGAACATCCGGACATTCTTGGAGCTATTGAAACGGAATTAGGAAAGCTCGCAGAATATAAAGAAAAGTTGGATATTCTTCGACAGATAGAGAGGGGATTGTGGTAGATAGTAGAGCAAAAGGAGCAAGAGGAGAGTATCTAGTAAGAGATTTATTAAGAGAACATACCGATCTTCAGTTTGAAAGAGTCCCGAGTTCCGGGGCTCTTGAGTATTTAAAAGGAGATTTATATATTCCCCATGAAAAAAATAAATATTGTATTGAAGTAAAAAATTACTCAGAGTCTCCTTTTACTGATAAAATTTTTACAGCACCTAGAACAAATAATCTTATTCGATGGTGGAATAAAGTTAAACAGCAAGCCGAACAAGGAATGCAAGAGCCTTTATTATTTTTTAAGTATAATCGCTCTCCCATCTTTGTAGTATTTGAAAAGATTCCAAAAGAAACTACAAATAAATGGATAAATATTGAATGGCTAAATTGTTATGTTATGCTAGCAGAAGAATGGTTAATAAATGAAAAACCGGAGTTTTTAAATGGCATTTAGTTTTGAAGATAAAATATCAGATACAAAATCAACACTAGTAGTAGATGCACTAAATCTTGCATTTCGATGGAAGCACCAAGGAAGAACAGACTTTCGGTATGATTATCAAAAAACAATAGAGTCTCTAGCATCTTCCTATGGGTGTAGCGAAGTGATAATAACAGCAGATTGGGGATCTTCTTCATATAGAAAAGAATTGTACCCAGAATACAAACAAAACCGCAAAGAAAAATTTGCAGAACAGAGTGAAGAAGATCGTATAGCTTTTGAAGAGTTTTTTGAAGAGTTTGAAGCAAGTTTAGAGTTACTAGCAAAAGACTATCCAATACTTCGATATAAAGGAGTAGAAGCAGATGATGTTGCAGCACACTTAATAAAACACAAAAAAATATACAACTTGGAAAATGTTTGGTTAGTATCAAGTGATAGAGATTGGGATTTACTTATTCAAGAAGGTGTAAGTAGATTTTCTTATGTGACGAGGAAGGAAGTCACGCTAGAAAATTGGACACAACATTACGATGTTAAGCCTGAACAATATATATCCTTGAAATGCCTTACAGGAGATAAAGGAGATAATGTACCAGGAATACCTGGCATAGGACCAAAACGGGCTCAAGAATTATTAGAACAATTTGGAAATGCTTTCAATGTATATGAGGCTGTACCGATTGATAGTAAGTATAAGTATATACAAACTTTAAATGCAAATGCAGACCAAATTTTGATGAATTATGAGCTTATGGATTTAATAACTTTTTGCGACGATGCAATAGGTCAGGCTAATATAGCGAATATTGAGAGCACAATAAATGAATATAGATATTGATTTTCGTAGAGACCGTTATCTCTCACAATTTAGTATAAAAACATTACAGGACAGATACTTGGTAGGGGTAGAGACTTCTCCTCAACAAGCATTTGCACGAGCAGCAGGAGCGTTTGCAGATGATGAAGCCCATGCCCAGCGATTGTATGATTACGCTAGTAAGTTATGGTTCATGTTCTCTACTCCCATCCTTAGCAATGGAGGTACTGAGCGTGGCCTTCCTATTTCTTGCTTTCTTAATTATGTGGATGATAGTAGAATCGGTCTCACCGATCACTTTAGAGAAAATGCGTTTCTCAGTTCGGTTGGTGGTGGTATTGGTGGTTATTGGGGCGATATACGTTCAGTGGGTACGTCCACCTCTCATGGATCTGAGTCTACAGGAGTTATACCATTTCTTAAAGTCGTAGACGCGGAGATGCTTGCATTCTCCCAAGGAGTTACAAGACGAGGAAGTTATGCAGGATATTTACCAATGTCTCATCCAGAAGTTGAAGAATTTTTGGATATGCGTAAACCAACTGGCGGAGATATTAATCGTAAGTCTACTAATCTCCATCATGGTGTTATCATTCCAGATTCTTTTATGGACTTAATTGAAGGCGCTACTAGAGAAGAAGGCTTCGATGATAGCTGGGATTTAATAGATCCTCATACAAATAAAGTAGTAAAAACTGTATCCGCAAAAACAATGTGGGTAAAACTTATCCAGAATCGAGTAGAAACTGGAGAGCCTTATATTATGTTTGGAGATACAGTACAAGAAGCAATGCCTGAGTGTCAACAAAAACTTGGGCTTAAAATTAATCAATCAAACTTATGTAGTGAAATTACTCTACCCACCGATGAAGAACGAACAGCAGTATGCTGTCTTTCAAGTGTAAATCTAGAGGAGTATGATGAATGGAGTAATAATCCTGATTTTATTCCAGATTTAGTTCGTATGTTAGATAATGTACTTACTCACTTTATAAAAAATGCACCCCCAGAATTATCAAAAGCAGCATTTAGCGCCATGAGAGAAAGAAGTATTGGACTAGGTGCAATGGGATTTCACGCATATTTACAAAGACATAACTTACCTTTTGAATCATTTCAAGCAAAGGGAAGAAATATGGCAATGTTTTGGCATATTAAATCAGCAGCGGAGGTTGCAAGTGAAAGATTGGCTCAAGAAAGAGGTGAGGCGCCTGATGCTGTCGGCACTGGACGTCGTAATGTTCATTTGCTGGCTGTCGCTCCTAATGCTAGCTCTTCCATTATTTGTGGGAATACAAGCCCTAGCATTGAGCCATATAGGGCTAATGCGTTTACTCAAAAAACTAAAAGCGGCTCAAGTTTACAAAAAAACGAATATCTCCAAGCAATCCTACAGGATCTCGGATTAGATAATGAAGAAACCTGGAAAGATATAGTTACAAATCGTGGATCGGTACAACATTTAGAATTTTTAGATGACTGGACAAAAGAGGTATTTAAAACAGCCGTAGAAATAGACCAAAGATGGGTTATTGATATGGCATCAGACAGGCAAAAAGTAATTTGTCAAAGTCAATCTCTAAATGTATTTTTTCCTTCAGATGTTTCAAAACAAGAATTGCACTCAATACATATGATGGCATGGAAAAAGAAAGTAAAAACGTTATACTATCTTCGTAGTGAAGCCTATAAAAGAGCAGAAACTGTATCAGATGAAGTTTTAAGACAAAGAATATTTGAGTCTATGGACGAAGCCGCTTGTGTAGCATGTGAGGGGTAATATGAATATAACTATTTATGGAACACAAAACTGTCATTTTTGCTACAAAGCTAGAGAATTAGCTGCAAATCACGGAGTAGAAGCAGAATACATAGAAGCAGGACATGATCTTGTAGAATTTGGAAATTTATTCCCTAACGCTAAAACAGTGCCTCAAATTATAGTAGATGGTATTTGTATCGGAGGGTATGACAGTCTCAAATATTTTTTTGAGAATGGAGAGAAAGTAGTATGAATTTATTGACAGAAAGAGAATACTATAAACCTTTTAATTATCCGTGGGCTTATGAACATTATAAGTCTCAACAACATATGCATTGGCTTCCTGATGAAGTCAATCTTGCGGATGATTTAAAAGATTATCGAGAGAAACTAACTCCAGGCAATAAGAAACTTATAAATCAAATTTTTCGTTTCTTTACACAAGCAGATGTAGATGTATGTTGTGGTTATGCAACTCACTACTTGCCTACTTTTAAACAACCTGAAGTTAGAATGATGTTGTCTGCTTTTGCAGCAATGGAAGCAGTACATCAAGAAGCATACTCATTACTATTAGAGACTCTTGGGTTTCGAGACGATGAGTATAAAAAGTTCATGAAACATAAAGCTATGATGGATAAGCACGAACATCTATCAAACTTTGGTATGGACACTGATATGAATATTGCAAAAACTATGGCTATTTACTCTGGATTTACAGAGGGCGTACAATTATTTAGTAGTTTTGCAATACTTTTAAACTTTCCAAGACATAATCTTATGAAAGGAATGGGTCAAATTGTTACTTGGTCTGTACGAGATGAAACTCTACATGTACAAGGAATGTCACAATTATTTCGTACATTTATTGCAGAAAATCCAGATTTATGGAACGATGATCTTAAGTATGAAATTTATTGTGCAGCAGAGCGTACAGTAGAACTTGAAGATGCTTTTATTGATCTTTGTTTTGAAGATGCAGATGTTCCAGATCTCACTCCCGAAGAAGTTAAGGAATATATTCGATATATTGCAGACCGAAGACTTTTAGGTCTTGGTATGAAAAAGATTTTTCATAGTGAAGATAATCCATTACCTTGGCTAGATTATATGCTAAATGCAGTAGAACATACAAACTTTTTTGAAAATCGTGCTACCGAGTATGCTCGTGCTAGCACTACCGGAAACTGGCAAGATATTTTTAAATAGGAGAGCCAATGCAAATTATTAACCCAGACAATCCTACTCTTGTCTTAGACGGAGAAGAGCATGAGATTGAAAAACTAAATTATAATTCTAAATATTATATAGATCAAGTGCAGGATTTAAATGCACAAATGACTCAATTAAAAGCAAAAATGCATCAAGCAGAAGTTGCTAGAGCAGGTTTTATTAGTTTACTAAAAGTTGAAATAGAAGCACAAAATAGAGTTCAAACAGATGAGGTAGGCGATGACAAAATCTCCGAATCAGAAGAATGACAGTATTGAGCTTTTGCCTGAAAATGAATGGGAGAATGAGGGAGGATCAGTAGAAGAAGCTCCAGAACTTTCAGATAATGCTATATCTTATCTTGCTCAAATTCAAGATTTACAAGAACAATTAGAGCAAGAAAATTTAAAAGTACAAAGACTTGAAATGGCAATACGTGGATTCACAATGGCACTTCAAGAAGAAATAAAGGGGCTCTAAGCCCCTTTTTTATTAGAAAGTAATTGTTCCATTAGCATTAAATTGGTATACAGTATCAGAACCAACTGTAGTAATAGTAGGAGAACCTGTTGTAGATTGTGCTGCAATAGAAGTTCGAATAATAACTACACCGCTACCTCCAGCAGCACCTGTAACACTTTGACCTCCAGTAATACCTCCAGCACCACCACCGCCTCCAGTATTTGCAGTACCTGCAGTACCATTTCCTGGAGAGGTTGCACCAGCACCACCGCCACCGCTAGCTGTACCTGCCGAAGCAGCACCTCCACCACCAGCTCTTTCAACAGAAGATCCAGTGATTGTAGAAACCACTCCTACACCACCATCACCGCCTACAGTATCTCCGGAATTTTGGTTTTCGCCGACACCTCCAGCACCACCACCACCACCACCTCCATAAGGCGCGCCTCCTGCAGTACCTCCGGCATAACCTTGGTTTGCAGTTCCAGTTCCTGCTGTACCTTGATAATGGTTAGCACCACCACCGGAACCACCATTACGTCCAGCACTTCCACTCGCGAAGCCTCCTGCACCTCCTCCCACTGATGTAATTGTGGTCATTGATGCTCCAGTAGTTCTTGCTAGTGAGCTATCTGCTCCATCTGTTCCAACCGCTGAAGAGCTTGCTCCGTTTCCTCCTGCTCCTACTGTAATTGTATATACATTGCCAGGACTTCCTACGATTGCTGCCTCTGCAGAGCCTCCTCCACCAGAAGCCTCATTGTTCCAAGAAGCGCGATAACCCCCGGCACCTCCACCACCACCATTTGCATATGCAGGAAGTGTAGAACCACCACCACCCCCGCCGGCGATTACAAGCCAGTGCAAAGTATGATTAAAAGTAAGATTAAAATTTACAAAACGAGTAGAACTTGTAATTCCATCCGACGCGCTTAATCGAGCTTTAAAACTTCCTGCATCTGAATTTGTGCTACTAGGATCGAATGTAAATGTACCCGTAGTCTGATTAATAGTTGTATCTGCCGCAAGCTGAGAAGGACGAGCATTTGTAGAATTTGCATATGCAATTCCATATGTAATGGCTGTTCCTTCCGGGTCATAGGCTTGCATCTGAACTGTACTAGTGCTTCCATCTACATTTAGCGCATGAGTAGTAGGCGGTTCCGTATAAATAATTGGAGTTTCTCCTGCTCCTGCAGCACCTACCGTTACAAACTCAACCGCAGTCGCTCCGGAGTTTACTTTTAAAGTTTTTCCTCCTGCACCACTAAAGTTAGCAGGAGTATCTGTTAATCCTGTTAGAGTATTTCCTGCAGGAGCTGTCCACACACCTTTTGTAGAATTGTAAGTATAAGTAGTCCCTCCAAACGTATGTGTGGCGCCGTTTGACGGACTATCTGGAAAGTTAGTTGCCATTGTTTATCCCTCTAAAGCCGCTGTCGGCGCTGTGAAATTACTTGTGTATCTTGCTAAACCTTTTGTTACGCGAAAATCTGATAAGTACCCATTAAAACCATAGCCTCCCGCACCTGCTCCTATATGATATTTTTCATTACGCCCATGAGTAGCTGTATTTGTAGCTTGAGCATTCATAGTACCATCATAGTATATTTTTAAATTGTTTGATCCTGTTCCGTTTCTTACTATTGCTACGTGAGTCCACTGCCCCGCAGTTGGAATTCCAGAAGAAGTAAGTGGAGTTGCACTCCAATTTGTAAATCTAAAATTTGCAGCACTCGCATCATACGCTAAGAAAATACCTGGGTCACTCTGTGTGGTGCCCCACATTACTGCACAGTATGCAACTTGAGTACCAACTGGATATATCCAAAATTCAAAAGTGAAATCACCGTCCATAAGAAAATCATGTGGTCCTGTCTCTAAGTAGTCTCCGGTGCCATCAAATTTCATAGAAGAAGTTAAAAACTTTGTATAAGTTGTAGAAGACTTAGCATCTGCAAATAACTTTACTTGCTGGGCTACTTGAGCCTTATCAATAATGCCTGCATCTGTGCTCTGTACGAGTAGTTTTGTATTTGTAACTGCTGTGAGTGGGGCAGTTGGTGGAGTAAATGCAGAGGTATAAACTGCTGTGCCTTTTACTATACGAACATCTGCCATATTACCGTTTACATAATAGTTATTATTTCCATAAACTGATCCAATACTTATAGTTTCACTCGTTCCATAGTCCCTTGTACAAGATATAGAAAAGTCTTCTTTACCATCGAAATATCCTTTTAGATATCCTCCAGTCTTACAAATCGCATAATGAGTCCAAATACCAGGTTTAAAGCTATATGTTCCGGACGCTATAGTTGAATTACTTACATATACTCCGATTTGATTTTGTAAGTTTGTTCTTGTAAAAATTGATAATGGAGTATCATTGTCTGCTGATCTCATATCAATATGGTATTCATAATTTGTAATAGAATTAAAATAAATCCACCATTCTACTGTAAAGTCTCCTGTTCCAAAACCAAAATCTGTGCTAGCAGCAGCGCTTACTCTATCGGTTGTTCCATCTAAACACATAGATCCAGAATTAGCCGCAACACTATATGTTTCATAGTCAAAAGGAGTAAAGGGTTTTGTAGATACATTTCCATTTACAGTTATAGTATGTCCTGTAGTCGAGCCATCTGCTATATATGGCAGATGACAAGTAAGAAGTGTTGTATTTGTTATCGCTGTAAGAGGCTCATCTGGAACTGTTAAAGATGTTTGTGCAGGATCATAAACAGCAGTTCCTTTTACAAATCGTACATCTCGAAGATATCCATCAATTTCATAACTACCAGAGTTATATCTTCCAATACTTAAAGTACTAAAATCTACTCCGGCACTATGAGTTGCTGTTCCCACTCGAGTGCCGTTTAAATATAAACTAACAGTTGTTCCTGATCTACTTACTGCTATATGATTCCAAGCTTTGACATTTGGTGTAGCAGAAGTATTTTGTATAATATTTGTAGCGTTATAAAAATATAATTTTCTAGTTCCTTCGTCGTATCCTATTTGAGTTCCGCTCGCAGAAAGACTACTAATTGCAATATGATATCCACTAGGATTTCCTGTAACAGTTTCGGGCCACCACCAAAACTCTGCAGTAAAATTTCCTGTACCAAAATCATGTTCTGCTGAATCTGCAATTGTTAAATAATCCGTAGCACCATCAAAGTAAGTTGAATATCCACCTTGTCGATAAGGACTAAAAGTAGTTTGATGCGCCTGATTTGCGGGGGTTAGTGTATGGTTTGAAGCGGACTTATCATCAAAAGAATTATTTACAGCGTTATTTGCTCCTACGGAAGTAATTAATGCAGTTGTATAGTTACTATTCTGTATAGCAAATGCTAATGTAAAACTCGACGCTGCTGTTGCAAAGTTTACACCGTCTGATGCTCGGAACGTAAGACTAAACGTACCAAAATGAGATGTATTCGTTGAAGGAGTAATTGTCCATACATTTGTACTTGCTCCAGTACCTTGAGCCACGGTAGCGATATTTCCTGATGTATCAGAAGCGATACTATAAGTAATTGGCAATCCTTCTGGATCCGAAGCTACAATAGTTACCGTAGTTGCTGATCCATCAGTTGCAAGATTATAAGTAGAGTTTGCTCCTGATATAGAAGGAGTTGTATTGATAAGTGCAATTTTATACCACCCGCTACCATTGTAGAAGTATAGAGTACTATTTCCAGTTACATATACCATTTCTCCTGTAGAGGGAGAAGAAATTGCTAGCAGCGCTGTTGTATTTGCTACAATTGTTGTTGCTCCTGCGGCTCCTGCCGAGCCTTGAGGACCTGTAGCTCCAGTTTGGCCCACTACCTCTACCCACTGATTTGAAGAACCGTCTGCATAGTATATAAATAATCCTCCGTCATCAGTATCATACCAAAGATCTCCATCCGAAGGACTAGAAGGGGCCGAGTCACTAGTACTTAAAGTTCCTTGGGCTCCTTGCGTCCCTATCACTTCTACCCATTGATTTGAAGTTCCATCTGAGTAGTATACAAACATACCACCATCATCAGTATCGTACCATAAGTCACCATCTGAAGGGCTAGAAGGAGCCGAATCACTTGTAGTTACCGAAGCACCGCCTCCACCGCCTCCGCCGGAACTCGCGGTCGTCCAGTATCCCTTACTAGAGTTGTAAGTATAAGTAATTCCATTAACAGTCTGTGTAGTACCGTTAGCTGGACTATCTGGTAAATTTACTACTGCCATTGTATTATCCCTTTAATGCTGCCGTTGGGGCTGTGAAATTAGCTGTGTATCTTGCGAGGCCGTTTGTTACTCGAAAATCACTTAGGTATGCATTTAAATAATGTTCGACACTGTGTCTACATCCAAAGTAAGAATGAGTAAGATTTGTAGAGTAGTTTGTAGTATCTGTAACACTTTGGTTTTCAGTCCCATCATAGAATAGTTTTAAGGTTGAGCCACTTCTGCAGAATGCAACATGCACCCATTGATTTGTAGACGGATTACTGGCGGCAGTAAGAACTGCGCCACCTCCACTTGCCCACTGAAGTATCGTGGCATTTCCTCCACCGTAACCATGAGCTACACTCCAAGACCCTGTAGTTTGGCTACTATTTCTACCATCATATACATAATCATAGTTTCCTATCGCATTATAATAAATCCAGTATTCTACTGTAAAATCTTTAGTGCCAAAACAAAAGGTTTGTCCAGGCTTTAAAAGTATGTAATCACCGTTATCATCAAACTTTATTGAAGAGCTTAAAAATTTATTTTGAGTAGTAGAAGATTTTACATCTCCTATTAACTTTATTCGCCGTTGTCCTTGAGACCTATCAATGATACCTCCATCAGTATTTTGTATAAGTAGTTTTGTATTTGTAACTGCCGTGAGAGGTGCTGCTGGAGGAGTAAAATTACTTGTGTATACTTGAGTTCCTTTTACTACGCGAGCATCTGTAATGTTTCCGTTCCAGTACCCTGCAGTCTCTAGACTCGCCCCTGCTGCAGCTCCCACATACATTGTTTGATCATAATTTGATTGCATATGAGTAGTAGTTCCTTTAGATTCTCCATTTACCCACATAGTTGTTGTTGTGCCGTCAGAAGATAAAGCTACATGGTACCACTGATTTTGATTTAATGCAGGGCCTGATATTCTTGCACTGCCGTTTGACCAATACGTAAGTTGACTGGCGCTAGAATTATAGTAAAAAGAGCTTCTATAAGTACCATTATAACGAGATGTAAATACATGAGGAGATGCAGGACTTGTCAAACTTGAAGGATATATCCAAGCCTCCCATGTCCATGCTCCGCTTGAAAAATTAAAATCAGCACTGTTATTTTGACTTGATATAGTACCAGAGGGAGCCATTAAATAATCGCCGCTACTATCAAAATGTGCAGATCCTAAATGCGTTGCTGCTGTGTATTCTAGCTTATCAAACGGCCCTGCTCCTTCAATCGAAGGATCCCCATAATAAGTCAAAGGAGTTGCATTACTACTTGAATCTTTTAAGTATGGCAAATTATTTGCTATAAGTACTTGAGTTCCTGATATCGCTGTTAAAGTTTCGGTAGGAGCAGTAAAGTTTGATGTATATACTTCACTTCCTACAATTCGAAAATCTCGAAGAAGAGTATCTTTTAAATAAGAACTTGCAGTTCCACTTCCATGCCGTCCAATTGCCCAGCTACTACTACTAGCCATGCCATCTGCATCTGAATTACTGACCGTTGCATCTAGTTGGCCATCCACCCAGATTTTAAAATATCCGCTTCCACGAGTTACTGCAACATGATGCCAGTCTCCATCTGCAATATCTGCTCTAGTACCAGCAGTGGTCAACTCTGTACCACTATTGTAGTGAAGTCCAATTCTTCCTTCACTTCCGCTTACATACGCACGTATACCGCTAATATTTGAACCACTTCCAGGATACTTCATAAATAGGTGTCCGTCTGGATTTCTACCTTGTCTTTTCATCCAGAATTCAACTGTCCAAGTTTGTCCATTACTCCAATCCAATGCATAGGAGCCAACTCCTACACCTATTGCATCGTCTCCATCTAAATATACAGAGTGCCCTCCATGTCGATAAGGACTAAATGTAGTTTGATGAGCCTCTCCCCCTGCTAAAATTGTATGATTGCTAGTAGACTTATCATCAAATGAGGCATTTGTAGCATTATTTGCACCTACTGAAGTAAACAAAGCAGTTGTATATTTTTGATTTTGTACACTAAACACAAGCGTAAACGATGCTGCCGACGATGCAATATTTACACCATCTGAAGCACGGAAAGTAAGCGAGAAAGTTCCTGCATGAGCCGTATTTGTTGAAGGAGTAATTGTAAATACATTTGTACTTGCACCCGTACCTTGCGTTACTGTCGCAGTATTTCCAGAAGTATCAGAAACAATGCTGTATGTAATTGGCAGCCCTTCTGGGTCAGAAGCTGTAATCGTTACAGTTGTGGCAGTGCCATCAATTGCCAAGTTGTAAGTAGCACTTACTCCAGAGATTGAAGGGGTAGTATTAATAAGTGCAATATTGTACCAGCCTGAACCATTCCACAAATAAAGTCGATTTGTGGCAGTTACATATGCCATATCACCAGCAGTGCCACTTGTAGGCAGTGCTGCAATGTTTGCGTATACTGCGGTTCTTGCATCAGGATCTGGAGTATCTGGTTTAGCCCAAGCAGTTTTTGTACTATTGTACGTATACCCTTGGTATGTATCACCATTGCTAGGACTGTCTGGAAAGTTTAACGCTGTCATTCTTTACTCCTCTGGGGCCTTCCACAGGTACGTAGTAGTATCTAGTGTCCAATCTGCTCCGGGCTGGGGATGATAAAATACATCCGCTTCTTTATTATAAGAGCCTCCCGGAGTTGCATAATTTTTTCGCAAAGCTTTGCTTTGATCTTCGCTAGGCTCTCCAGTTACAGGATCGTAGTGTATTCCTCCACGTGTATTATAGGATGTTTGAATCCACTCACCTGGAGAATTATCAACAAAAGTTTCAAAAAACTCTGCCTCTGCTACAATTACAGTCTCTACTATTCCATTTTTTACTTTTGCGTAGTGTGCCATTTTATGTCTCGTACCTTATAATTACAACGCCAGAACCGCC